AAAAGAGGCTACCAATCAAACGTAAACTTAATGCACTCTCCTGACCAACAAGTAGAAGGTGTAACAATGTTTGAGAGTTTTATTACAGATCAAAGCAGAGGTATACAACCAATGAAAGGGTTTGAAGATGCACCGGACGGCTCGTGGTTTGGCTCGTTTAAAGTAGATAACGAAGGCGTTTGGAATGATGTAAAGGAAGGCAAATTTAAAGGCTTTAGCGTAGAAGGGTTGTTTACTTACAAGACAAAGCCAACTAAAGAACAAGAACTTATGAATGCAATAAAGGAAATATTGCAACGGGTTAAATGATAAACAAAATCTTTTATTAATATTTAAACAAAAAGAATGATGAACGCAAAAGATGCAATTATGCAAATTAGGGCTTTATTCGAAGATATGCCACAAGTAGAGGCTCCGGCTCCTATTGAAGCACCTATCGAAGAGGTACCTGTTACATTCGCGGAATATAGCCTTATGGACGGAACGAAGGTTATGATTAGCGAATTAGCTATCGGTGGCGAAGTTACTTTAGCAGACGGAAGTCCTGCTCCTGTTGGCGAACACCAATTAGCAGACGGCACTAAAATTGTTTTAGACGAAGCCGCTAAAATCTTATCTATTGAAACTCCAGAAGCAGAAGCTAAAGAAGCTGACGAAACACCTGCTGAAATGGGTAAAAAGATGGACGAGAAAATGGCAGACGAAATCGCTGCTTTAGTTTCTGAAAACGAAAATCTTAAAACACAAGTAGCGCAATTAGAGGCAAAAGTTAAGAATGGCTTTAGTCAAGTAGCTGAATTAATAGAAGCACTTACAAAGACACCTAACGCTGAACCTATTGCGCAACCAAAAAACAACTTTAGTTCTAATGTTACTACTCATAATATGAAGTTAGAAAAATTAGAAAAATTTAGAAACGCTTTATTAAACAAATAAAAATAAAATAAAATGGGATTTGATGTATCTGCATTAGCAAACTATACAAAAGAAAACGAGGCTCTACTTGTAACTTCATCTGTATTGGGTGCAAAAACTGCTTCTCTTATTAAGAGCGCAGGTAACGTTATGGTTGGCGTAAAGTCAAGCGAAAAGATTAACATTATGGAAACTGACGCTATCTTCCAAGATGGTGCTTCTTGCGGGTTCAACGCAAGCGGATCGACGACCTTCACTCAGCGCACGGTTAGCCCTGGAAAAATTAAGCTAAATGAAGCTTTATGCCCGAAGGATTTAGAGTCAAAGTACCTTCAAAAATCTTTGCCAACAGGGTCTTATTATGATTCTATTCCTTTTGAGCAAGAGTATTCTGAAAAGAAAGCTAAGACAATCGCTGCACAATTAGAAACTGCTTTATGGCAAGGTGACACTACAAGTGTAAACGTAAACTTAAACAAGTTCGATGGTCTTGTTAAGTTAATCGGTGCTGCTTCAGGTGTTGTAGCTGCAAACGCTTCTACTTTTATTAGTGGTGCGCCTTTAAGCTCTATTACTGCTGCTAACGTAATTAGCATCTTTGATGGTGTTTACCAAGCAATTCCTGCAAAAGTTGTAGCTGCTGACGATATGACTATCTTCTGCGGTCAAGATTTATTCAGAACTTACACTGTTGCTCTTAAGAATAGCAATGCTTTCTCTTATGCAGTAGATGTAAAGGCTGATAGCGAATTTGTACTTCCGGGAACTACAATCAAAGTTATTGCAGTTGCAGGTCTTAACGGAACAAACAAAGTTTACGCTATGCGTTTAAGCAATATGTTCTTAGGAACTGACTTATTGAACGAAGAAGAAAAATTCGAAATCTTCTACGCAAAAGAGGCAGACCAGGTTCGCTTTGTATCTGAGTTTAAGATGGGTGTAAACATTGCATTCCCTGACGAAGTAGTGAAGTTTATCCTTGCATAATTTATCGGGTAGGTTGAAATATACCTACCCATTTTTTAAACTAATTAATTTCTAAAATATGCCTTGCGCTTTAACTCAAAATTATACCTTAGATTGTAAAGACAGTTTAGGTGGTATAACCGAAGTTTATTTTGCAGCAGCAGCAGACGTTACCTCAACTACCGAAGCAAGTGGTGTTATTACCGCACTTGTTAAGGCAGCAGGTAAAAGGTTCTTTAAGTACGAACTTGTAAAAGGTACTTCTCAAATCGTTGAGAACATCAATGCAAACGTACAGAACGGAACTGTTTTCTATGCTCCAGAATTAACAGTAGTATTAAACAAATTACAAGCTAATACAAGAAACGAAATCTTGTTGTTAGCTCAAAACACTTTAGTAGCAGTTGCCAAAGATAACAATGGCAAATACTGGTACTTAGGTAAAACAAGAGGCTTAGACCTTACCGCAGGTAATGCTGGTACAGGAACGGCTGAAGGCGACAGAAGTGGTTACACTTTAACTTTCACAGGTGCAGAAGCGGCTATGGCTCCAGAGGTTAACTCTACAGTTGCAGCAGCTTTAACTACTCCTGGTTCTTAGGTTGTTTTGGTTTTGTATATAGATGCCCTCGGACTTAATTGTTCGGGGGTTTTTTATTTTGCAAACAATCGTGATAGTTTATATTTATAGTTGTGATAAGATTAATTAAGGGGCAAACCCAAAACATAATACTTACCTTGACTGAGAAGCAGCTTTTAACAAGCCCGAACTATCTATTTATATTTGAGAATAGATCAACAAATACGGACATCAAATTTGTAAGGCTTAACAATACAGATATAAGCGCATACAAGGAAAGGTACAATGAGTTCACTATTGTAGTTAATAGCTTCTTTAATACGGCTTTAAACGGGCAATACACCTACACAATCTACGAACAGACAAGTACTACCAACACAAACCCGACGGGCTTAAACTTGCTTGAAACAGGCATAATGGAACTTGAGGGTACAACTATATCATTCACAGAATACGAAACAACAAGCACATTCACAATAAGACAATAATGGAAATACAAGTATTGACATTTGCCGAGGCAAAGCAACCGGAATATAAAGAGAAAAAAGGCGAAGGGTATATGCAGTATGGTCAAAATAATGACTATCCGCAATACCTATTAGACCTTTTTAACAAGTCAGCAAAGCACAATGCTATCGTAAGAGGCAAAGTGAACTACATTGTTGGTAATGGTTGGGCAGGAGAGCAGCCTATTGTTAAGCAAGTTAATAGAGAGGAAACTTTAAATGATCTAACTAAAAAGGTAGCTTTAGATATTGAACTATTTGGCGGTGCTTATATCCAAGTTATTTGGTCTGTAATGGGCGAACAAATCGCTGAGTTATGGCATTGTGATTATACAAAGATTAGAACTAACAAAGACAACACTCAATTTTGGTATAAAGAAGATTGGAAGGCTACACGCAATCAAGAAAAAGCTGAGATATACAATGCGTTCAATCCTAAAAACCCTGTAGGTGTTCAAATACTTTATGTAAAAGAATACAGACCGGGTATGAATGTTTATAGCCTTCCGGGTTATTTTGGTGCGCTTAACTACATTGAAAGTGATGTAGAAGTAAGTAAACACGTTTTAGGTAATGCTCAAACAGGGTTTTCTGCCAGTAAACTTATTACTTTACCAAACGGAGAGCCAAGCCCTGACGAGAAACGTGCAGTAAGCAGACAATTCGACAATATGTATACGGGTGCAGACGGCAAAAAGTATTTACTTGCTTTTGTAAATGATGCAACAAGAAAGCCTATTGTAGACGATTTGGGTGCGAGTGATTTAACTAAAGAAGATTTTGGACGAGTAGATGAGTTAATACAGAATAACATTTTTAGCGGACACCAGATTACAAGCCCTGACCTTTTCGGTATTGCCGTTCCTGGTCAATTAGGGAATAGACAACAGATGCGTGATAGCTACGAAATCTTTAACAACACTTATATTCGTTATAAGCAAATGCAATTAGAAGGTGTATTTAATATGCTTGGACAATATGCAGGTGTAACAGAGGAATTAATGCTACAACCTACCGACCCAATCGGTATTGATTTTAGCGAAAGCATTATAAAAGAAGTAGCACCAAAAGA